TGACGCTGCTCCATCCAGGGTAGTCTGCGTCGGTGACTTTTGTTAGCACGTTGGCCTCGAACGAAAATGCGTCATACGCTGATTTGAAGAAGATGCCGTATATGCTCTGCTGAGCGACATACTGCATCATGTCGAACGGTTGACCAGCCACGGTGACGGCGAGAGTGGTCATACGGGCAAGAAGTGCTTGATGGATATACTGCCGGTGGCCGGAGAAGCCGCAGGAGTCCCCGACATGGTGTAGTATACGTAGAACGGATAGGCGTTGGCCATGTCCGAGAAAGTGTCCAGGGCAATCAGGCTGAGGTCAAATTCGAACGTCCCGTTGTACTCAGGTTGGGTTGCCCCGGACACCTCTATGCGTCGTGAAAGCAGGAGAGTTTGGGACCCAGCATATGAGGTTAGATCGGACAGCAAAATTCGGGCCACGTTTCCGGTGGAGGATATTGTAACTCCGGTTGACGTTCTCTGGGAATACACCAGGGCTCCAGTGCCTCCGAACCCAGCAACAGTGGAAGCCGCAGGAATCTCAGACGTAACGTACCCAGCCAGCCAGTTCCTTCCAGTGGCGTACCCGTATGTATAGTTGGTGCACGACCCGTCGCTGGCCAATCCTGTGGGGATGATCCTATACACGGTTGCTGTGTAGTGCGGGGGAGTACCCCAAGTATCGTCATCCCACCAAATGACCCCTCCAGCCGCTATTACATCTGCCTGCAGCTTTTTGATGGTTGCTGCATCCGACGCCGCCACCGGCCCCTGGAACTGAGACTGAATCCATGGGGAGGTGGTAGAGTCATTCATGACTATGTTGGTGCCGCTCCCAGGGTCTATGTAAATGAACGATATGGCCCTGCCCGCTCCGGGCGGAGTGGTGCTCCAATAGGCATCCCCAGGACCAGGGGCGGTGGGTGGATTGTCTATCATGGCGTAGTACCCATCCACGTAGGTGCCTATCACTATTGTAGGTATTATTGGGCTGCCTGTATACGCGCTTACATCAAACTTATCGTCGTATATAAGGTACAGCAGACCATTAAGACCTAACATGCCCTGGGGAGTGGTGTAATCGTACCCTGTATCTACCAGCCCCGGACGGTTCAGAACTACTGCTCCGCTTTCCTTCGCTTCCTTCATGCCGTTGATCATCCTCGCATCCTTGGACGCGCTGGACAACCGGGCCGTGAAGTCAGTGGGAAGGGGCACTCTCACGTCAGTACCCAGGCCTCTTTGGAGGTCTTCAGGAACAGGGCTTTGTCATTGGCCGCCTGCCCCTTCGCTACACTGTTAAATCCCAGCGACCCATACAGGGGCGAAAGCGCCGTGGTGGAGTCGGTGGCGAACGGGGAGACCGTGTTGACCTTGAGGGAGTCGCCAATCACCGTCACCGCTTTGCTGTTGAACTCCGCCAAGAGCTGAGACGTGCCGGACGTAACCGACCCGACGCTGGTGCTGCCGGGGCGCTTGATGACCCCGGCCTGATCCCCTGCAGCCTCCAGGATTCCGTTGATGGTCCTGGAGTCCTTGGTATTGTTCCCCGCCCGAGTTTCCAACGGAGAAGCCAGCGATACTCTGGGCATTAGTAACCCCCCAGGAAGCCAGCGATGCCGATAGACTGGCCCCCGGTCAGGGCGGTGTCGAAGTTGGATACCGGTTGCTGACGGTTGGCCGCCTGTATGTCGCCCAGCTCCTCCCTGGCGGTTTCCTTGACCTCAGCCGGGACCGACAACTTGAACTCAGAAGCCAACTCGCAGGCCAACTGATACCGGAGCCACTTGGCATACCCAGGAGGGTAGGCAATGCTCGACGACAGCGTGGACAGGGGGGAGAACTGCATGTTCACGCTGAGGGTGAGCACCATCGCAGCGGAGGGGATAGGCCAAATGTTGATGACGCCCAGGGGGTACTCGCCCACGTAGTACAGGGAATTGGGGATGGGAGCCTGGAAGCTCTTTAGGGTGATGGCGTTCCATTGTTGTTGGGTCAACATCCTCAGGGGAAAGTCCAGGGTGTTGTATGTGACGAACGCGTACTCAATCCCGACCGGACGTGTGGCGGTGAAGTTGGCGGCCGCAGGGCCGATAGTGTAGGACTGCTGACCCCCGATCAGACTGAAGGCACTATTGGAGTTGGCGAATACTACCAGCCCCTTGTTGTTACAAGAGTCCAGGAGGTCGTTGAGGACCACCAGAGCATCATTCTGCTCGTCGGAGGTGGGAAGCTCTCCCGACGCCACCGCCCCCAGCAACCTCATGGAGTTGGTGATCAGTTGGAGTGCGGTTATGGCCATTAGTATTTATCCCAATAATCAGGCACTACAGTAAGCGCAGAGTACCTGCTAAGAAGATAGAAGTTCAACAAAATCGTCCCCGCTCATAGACCACAACTTCCCCTGCGAGCACATAAGGGCAATTGTTTGAACCAACTGTCGGTACCATCCTGCGTACCAAGTCAGCGCATCTGCTGGAGCAGCGGAGCCTTCTGCCGGGTTGCCCGCTACAGATTGGTGACCGTATAACCACCCAAGCGCGGATTGTTCATCGCTGGAGATAGATGTCAACCACGTCTTGATTGTGGCCAGACTCTTGCCACCTATGTCGATTGAGCCGAGTCGATACGGATTTTCAAGTCCCCAAGTTAGCAGGTAGCGAATCTGATTCTTCCCTGCCGTCCTTGCATACAAGTACCCCTCGTCCATAGCCGCCTGAATAACCGTATTGTTGTACTTTCCAAACGGATAGACGAGTATGGGGGACCAACCTAAGTCGTTAAGAATCAACCACTCTTTGTTGCTACGAATGGCCGCTCGGGCCTGAGCATATGTGACTGACGTCAAATCGGTATGTGCCCAAGTGTGGTTAACCGGAGTGAAGCCTAGCGCCTTCAGCTCCTGCAGTTGTCCAAGCGTCATATAGCTGGGAGAGCCAACAAAACTGCCAACGACAGGAATCACGCCTCGCAACCCAAGACCGGCAGCCATCTTGTAAACCCAATACACGCTTCCATGAGCGTCATCAAGTCCGAAAACAATCCCAGGTACGCCGATAGCGCGGTAGCGCAGCTCGCGTATCTTGATTTCCATTCCTGATGTAGGATTGTTCATCCTCAAAGCGACGTGAGTGATAGGACTTGCTAGCGTTCCAGTTCCATTCACCGTCCATGTGTCCTGGTACGACGAGCCGAGGAGATTCGCAGTCAGGATGTTGCGTCCAGGCTTCAATGCCCCAGACGTTCCTCCGAGCACGTACTGGAATGTGCGCACCAGAGAATTTGCCATGTCCGAGGCGTTGCCGAGGTACAGACTCAGATCGCACGATGCCGTTGCGGTATCCGACGGCAACACAACATCTACCACCAGGTCAATTTCGCCGCCGCTGGACAGGTCTTGGTAAGCTGCGGGCATTGCTGCAGAGGCGCGGTCAGTGAGACCTGCGCCGCCTACAGGGCATACATACGACACGTAGAATCCGTCAGCGTCGGACGAGTCAGTGACCGTCGTGTCGGTTACGCCACCCGCGATCATGGACCACAGTCTAGGAGAGACTATGCCTGTATTCACTCCCGAGTCTATCAACAAACCAGCGTCGGTCTGTCGAATTGCTGGGTCGCTAGTAGATACTAGCGTGTCTGTTGAGATTCCCGTCTCATAGGGAAATCCCGCTATGTTTGCTATCCTAGCGAAGTGCATAGACTTCACCAGGTCGTCAGGTCCGGTATACTCTTGTCCTACTGCCAAACTTCTTCCGTACTCGTCAACTCTGCCCGGAACTAGTATAGTACAGGTGAGACTCATTATGGCTCCTTTATGGACCACCAAACTATGAACGCCAACAGGGCTGAGAACCCCAGGAAGTATGTGTAGGACATCAGTACTCTACTTCCAAAAAGGCCCCTACTAGAGTGAGAAATCCGGCAGCAGCCGACACGGAACCCTGCAATGCAAACGACTGTTCGGAGTTAAAGTCCACGGTAACGGTCGGCAAGGTGTTTCCAAGTACTTGATCTTGGGAAGTAGTAGAGTAAGCTTTGCCAGTATCGTCAAATGCAAGGGACACCCTATGGGTGCCGTTGGGGTTAGTTGTCGCCGACGACAGTCCCATCTGCGTGGCGGCTATAAGACCACGAACATTCTTGGTAGTAGCAGAGGTGTCTCCTGACCTGAAAAAGTTTGCGGTGAGACGAGAGTAGGGTTTGAGGGTTCCGGGGGGGAGGGTGGTAGAGCACAAGGTCGTCAAGGTAGTGTACGCCGCCGCCGCGTTGATGCTCTGACTGCCGAAGTCGGCCCCAGGGGCTGAGAACGTCAGGGTATTGGCGTCGGGAATGGATACGATGGAATCGTACCAGCCCGCTGCGAGGCTCGCTGACCCAGGGTAGAAGAACCTGAACCCCTGATAAGTTGCCCCCGTAGTGATGCTGTGTCCCGTAGCCGTCACCGTCACCAGTCCGTTGGACCTTGATGCCGTAGAGTTGGTAACCAGGGAGGCCAACAGGCACTTCTCAAATCCAGGGAATCTGAGATATCTGAGAAAGCCCCCCGCACTCGGCGTGTTGTCGTCATCAAAGACTGCCGAGTCAGCCACCAAAGCAAACCCAGCTTGCCACAGGGATTTAGCCCTGTCGTAGTCCAGGGAGTACGAACTGCCGGCCACCAACGGAATGCCGTAGTCGTCGCACCGCCCGTTCTGAAGAATTGTTACAGTTACGTTTGACATGAAACTCTCCTAGGTTGAGACAGGGGTTTCCCCCTGCCCCGTTACGGTTACGTGGTGTAATACTTGACGGACAGCTCGGGGTACGTTGCCGCCCAACCGAACAGGACGTCCAGACGCATGATGCTGTTGTCGTTCACGCCGTCGTAGAACTCCGTCACCTTGATTGTGTAACCCTTGTAGGTTTCCTGGGCAACGTCAATGACGCCCTTGCCGCCCGGAGGTGCCCACATCGGGACCATGGCCAGCGTGTACGCGTCCTTGTGAAAGGCGACGTTGGTCTGGTAGCTGGTGGAAGCCGCGCCGACGATGACATACGGCTGTGCGGTGGTCGGGCTGGCCGTGACGTTCTGGAACGCGCCGGAAGTGACGATGGCCGGGCTGATGGGGAGTGAGGTGGACCCTACCAGGACGTCAGCGGTGATCACGAACTGGGCGAGAACGCCGGTGCTGGTGCGCGATTGCGGGTTGACGGCAAACACACCGGGAAGCGTGATGACCGTACCCTTGGAAAGCGTACCGCCTGCGGTGGCCACAACGGTGATGGCGGAGCCGGTCTGGCCCGCACCGTTGATGTTGGTGGCCGTGGCCGCGCCGTTGGTGTGGGTGTCGACGTTCTGGTCCATGGCGTAAGTCAGACCCAGACTGTCAACCATCAATCCGCTGCCGAACTGCTTGCCGATCGTTGCTTGCGCATTGAACAGGCCGGCGAAGCCCTGGATGGCCGCGCTGTTGAGACCCGGACCCATCACGAAGCCGCGTTGCTTGTCGCGGGCCGCGCCCATTTCATCCAGACGCCGATTGCAGTCGGTGATCGCCGCGAGGGCCAGGGCCTGCGTGGTCGGGAGAGCGCCGGTAGGGTTGAGGGCGTTGAACGTGTTGTAGTGGGCCAACTGCAGGCCCTGCCGGTCGATCTCGTTCG